ACCTGTCTGCGAGAGATTCCAATTTTTTCTGCATTGACTTGGTGAATGTCTTGTTCTAGTAAGATCTTTGCATACCTACCCCCATCGTAACGTGCTAGGTAGTGAGCAAACAATCTTAACTCTATCCCAGCAAGGTCGCTATCGACTAGCTTCCAAGTTGGGTTGGTGATAAATAGTTCACGGCAATCCTTGTCCGAACTTACTTGTGCAAGGTTCGGGTGTGAATGTGCCATTCGATGAGTCACCGCACCGATAAAGCAAGAGTGGTGAAGTCTGCCATCCTTGACCAACTTTAACCAAGCATTAGTTCCTTGTGATAACATTCCTAACTTCTTCTGAATGACCAGAATACTTAGAAATACTAATGCCTCTTCTGTTCCTATCTCTTTGAGAACTGTCTCATCAATGACTGCTTTACCAGTCGGTGTGAGTTTGGTAGGCTTCCAACCTTGAAAGGTTTTGAACCACCATGCTATGTGTTCTCTACTGCTAGGATTAAACTCCTTTAACCTTTGCATTTCTGCTCCAGCAAAGTAGCCTTGTTTCTTGTTATCTCTCTTTGGAGTAAACAAGTTGTGTGGAACGTAGTGGCAGATTGTCTCAGCCGTATCCTTAAATTTTTTCAACTCTTTAAGGAGTTGGTTTTCTAGTTCCTGTGCCTTTCGCACGTCAAATGGCCAGCCTATGGTCTTTTGTTGAGCCATCAGCTCTGCTATCTGGTGCTCTAGGACAACGCTTTCAGCGATTTTTGGAAATGTGTCCATAGTTTAGCGAGGATAACAACGTCTTTTTTGCAGTACTCCTGCATCTCTGGCGACCACTCTTTCCAGTCAGTCGTCTTTCCAAATCCATCTTTAAAACATCTTAGTCTATAGCCATAGGCTTCGAGACTGTGTGACCCATACAGACGAGCTGGCATCATAGCCCACTTACGTCTGAGGTCGATGTCCAATAAGTCTGGGTGAAAGAACCTACTGAGTATCAAAGTATCCCAGTGTTTGGCTTTGCCTTCCCAAAAAGGAAAGTGCTTTTTGATTTCTGGTACGTCAAACATAATACCATTGTGTGAAATGATATTGTCAGCTCCTTCAAGGTCGTTGACTGCGTTGACTACACTGTAATTTTTACTAGCTTGATCGTTGTACTCCATGACTTGACCTGTATCTATGTCTTGAGTAACAACACAATGGATACAACTTGAGTCAATACCATCTGTTTCTATATCGAAAGCTAGGTTAACCGAAGTCTGTGCTTGGGTTGAAGTCGGGCGTAACTTCATTTTCTTCAAAGGTGCATGTGTCGAGGTGGTAAGTTAATTCGTTGGCAATACCAACTTCCCCAGAATGACGATTCTTGAGGACTCTAACAGTTGTAGTATCTCGTTGGCTTGGGTCTTGTTGATTACGTTCAAGAGCAATAACTGTGTCAGATAACTGTGCAATCGCAGCAGATCCTCTAAGTTGTCCTAGAGTTACACGTGCTCCTTCTTCATGGTTTTGGTCTGACTGTGTGCGTCTGAGATGTGATACAAGAAACAATGTAATACCTGTACGCTCAACAAGTGATCGTAACTTAGTCATCGTCACATCTATCATACGTCTCTCATCTCCGTCCAATCCACTCAGTAATATACTGAGGTGATCGAGGAATATAATACGACACTCCAATCCACAGGCAAGGTATTCGATGCGTGAATAGATCGTATCAGGGTCATAACTGCCAAAGCCATCGAAGAGGAAAAGATTCCAATTAGCAATAGTACTGTTGTAGGCGTATTCGAGTTCTGTTCGTTCATATTCTCCAAGATGGTAAGATCTCCCTAGCGAGGCAGACATCAAACCTAAAGCCGTCCTACGGTTAGATTCTTCAAGTGCCAAGTAACCGACCCGCTCTTTTCTGTGCAGAAGATGACTTGCAAGACTCCTACAGAACGAGGATTTTCCTGTACCAGATCCTGCAGTAATGGTGACAAGTTCTCCGTACCGTATACCGTGCAGCTTTCGCTGTAGTCCTTGAAATGGGTAGTCATGATCTGCGGGGGGTGTGGGTGTGGTGATTAGTTCGAGTAGAGATTTGGCATCAACGATACCGTCTGGTCTGTATGTCTTTGCATCCCAGATTGCTCGTCTGATTGCCTCGGAATCGCCAGCTTGCAGTGCGTCAGAAGCATCTTTGTACTTCTCAAGCCTTGCAATCTTTGCTTTTCCAGGTGGTAGTAGTTCTGCACATTCTTGTGCTGCCTGTCTACCAGCCTCGTCATTGTCAAAGAATAAAACAACCTCATCATAGCTTTGAAGAAGGTCTAGAACCCTTTGTAATGACTTTTTTGCAGCCTTTGCACCATTTGGTATGGATACATGAGGCCATTTGGGTTGTGCTTCCCATCCAGAGGCTGCATCGAGCTCTCCTTCATATATGGTAAGCCTTGTACCCTTATCTGGGAATAAATTTTGCCCAAAAAGTTGAGAGTCGGTATTGTTACCCTCCATCCAGAAGTCTTTGTCCTTTGTTTTGACTTTTGCTGCACAAACTTGACCGTTTTTATCAAAATAGTGCATACGGAGCGTTTCTCCGTCCTTATGGATGCGATATTTACGGCATGTCTCTTCGGACAAGCCTCTTTTTCCTAATTTAACAGGATTACCTTTGAGCATTGCGGTCTTTTTTTGTTTGCCACTATCGTCATCTCCTCCAGAACTATAAGCATTGCATACAAAGCAATAAGTGTGTCCATCAGAATACACGGAATTACCGTCTGACGAACCACAGCTAGGACAGCTGGAGTGATATAAGAATGTTGATTCATCTGAGCCAGTCAACTGGGATTGCATAATAAGCACACCAAGGAAAGCCGTTCTTTTCTGCCCACATAGAGTAGGTAGTTTTAGAACGCTTGTTTATTTTATTGTGAGGGGATTGAAAGATGATACGAATATCAAGGTCTGGGTTAGCTGCCTTCACAGCTTTCATCTTGCGTCTTTGCTCTGGAGGAAAGTAACCTTTAGTTTCTAAGTAGACATCCCCAACCTTAAAATCAGGGATGTACTTAGCTTCTATGGTGTATGTCAGCTTTTCGCCCTCATACTGGTACGGTACTTTCATCTCGTCAAGCAAGTCAGCAACCTGCTCTTCCAAATGACTACGCATTAGAAGTCGTCCTCTTCAACGGAGCATGGAGCTGCGTCTACATTAGGATCTTCGACCTTAAATCCACTTGACTTACCAAATAGTTCTGATGCGTCCTCGGCTGTCATGTCACCATTGTCTACTACACCAGCTCCGCTGTTAAGACTAACAACTTGTACTGCTTTTAGTTTCAATGATGTACCGATGTCACCGCTTGGTAGGACATATGGCTTTTGGAAGAAAGCTAACTTAACTTTACTACCGCTGTAGACTGGTGTGTCTGTGTCTTTGATTTGTGTTCCTTCTGTATCAACAACGACTGGTATAATCTTGTCGCCATCTCTCCAGCTGAAACGAAGGTGGTATGTACCTTTCTGATTGTCTAGCTCTTCCCAAGGCTCTGGCTTGACTGTAACCCTTTTAGGGTTCTTAGCCTTGCTTCTAGCCCATTCTAGAGCTGACTCACGCTCTTCTTCGAGTGTACTGATTAAGTCCTCTTGAACAAGTGCGGATAGCTTGTAGCCCCATTCCCCAGGTTTGAGCACGGCTTGGAAGCCATCAAGTGTTACGGGTTCAGTAGTTACGTGGGTGTTCATAATTAACAGAAAAAATAGGTGGAATTGGATACAACCTTTGGGTCTAATGTCCCAACGATTGGTGGTGGTTCTGAGGCATTGATTGTCTCTGCAAATTTGGAGAGCCAACATTCTTCGGAAAAGATATTGGTGTAGGTTTCTCGCACAAGGCGATTGAGTGTTCCCATATCTCCTGCTCTGCAAAGAACAGAGTCATGTATGACTGTGAATGGTTCATCGAATTGAGTGAATGATCTGTGAAGGATCGAAGCATCGAATGAGTGTATGTAATTTGGGGCAGTGCTTGACTTATGTTTTGTAGGACTTGGTGTAGTTTTACCAGTTGGTAATCTTACTTGTGTACGTCCTAACAACTGCAGCTCCATCCGTTCTGTTTCGATGTCATCTCTTCTTTGATTGACAATAAACCCAGATGGTGTGACCCATTCAACTTCTTTAGCACCACTTCTGATGTAAAGTCCGACATGTTTCTTTATCCATCGCATCACTTGCATAGGCCCTGGAACT